GCAGGAGCTGCCCGGGGTGGGGCAGGAGCTGCCCGGGGTGGGGCAGGAGCTGCCCTAGGGGGTGGGGCAGGAGCTGCCCCCAGAACCTATCACTCTTTTGAACCAGTCAAAGAACCTAAAAACATTATGTTCGAACATGTCCGAACGGAGTGTGAAAAATCATCTGACCGTCACGAAGAAACCGACAAGGCATTCGAGGAAATATTCTGGTGTGCAGGAATGCGGAAGGCCGGGAAGAAAAACGCGGCTTCGGCATTCAGAACACAGTTCAGGGAATGGCGTAAAACTACCAGGGGTACGGCAAGAGAGTTTGCCACGATGCTGGCAGAAGACATCGCATGCAGGAATGGTAAGCAGTTCGGATTCGACAGGTTGTTACCATCGAGCTACCTGAACGGTCAGCGCTGGAACGACGAAAAGCCAGAAACCATTCAACCACAATCCAAACCATCATCCGCAATCACCGTATCGAAAACTGGCTACGTGTTTTTCGACAGGTGAACCATGAAATCAAAAATCAAATCGCTACTGGTCGCTGGTTATAACCACGGCTGGTTAAGTATTTCGTTTGTCGATTTCTGGTTTAAAAATCTCGACCTCAGCAGCCATTAGCTCCGGCAATGGCGTTTAAACGCTATCAGACGCGCTGTAGCGCGATAAACGACAGTCTGGTAGGAAATGCACCAGATAAAAAAAATATTGCGTCAGAATGCGATTCAGGACGGTTAGACTATGAGTCCATCAGAACTTAGCGACCTGCTTTGGGCGCAGGTTGACAGGGTGGCTCCGCACCTGTTGCCAAACGGCAAGAAAGAGGGGCATGAGTGGGTTGCCGGTAACGTCAACGGTGACAAGGGAAACAGCCTTAAGGTCAACCTTAGCGGCAAGAAAAAATGGGCTGATTTCGCTGAGGGAGACGGCGGTGACATGCTTGATTTGTGGATGGCATGTCGTGGAATTAACCTGCATCAGGCTATGCAGGAAGCGAAAGCCTTTCTCGGAATCAAGGATGACGATCACCATTTCGATGCCAAACGTGAGAAGAAATTCTCCAGACCTGACCGCAAGAAAATCGCCCGCTACGTTACCAGAACAGAATCCCATCTTGAGTACCTGCAATCGCGTGGCATATCGCCAGAAGTCGTAAAGCGCTACGAGGTTGTCAGCGGCAAGGTGTGGAATGGAGAACGAGAACTTGATGCACTGGTGCTTCCGTACAAACGCGATGGTGAGTTGTTGCAGGTCAAGCGAATCAGCACTGAGCGACCGGACGGGAAGAAAGTCATTATGGCAGAAGGTGATTGCGAACCTTGTCTGTTCGGATGGCAGGCTCTGGACGCTGGCGTGAGGGCGGTTGTACTTTGCGAAGGCGAAATTGATTGTATGAGCTATGCGCAATACGGCATCTCGGCGTTATCCGTGCCGTTTGGTGGCGGGAAAGGTGCTAAGCAACAGTGGATTGAGTTTGAGTATCACAACCTCGACAGGTTTGAGGAGATATTCATCTCGATGGACGTTGATGATGTTGGTCGTGAAGCCGCAAGGGAAATCGCAAGCCGACTCGGTGAACATCGTTGCCGTCTTGTTACTCTGCCGTACAAAGACATCAACGAATGCCTGATGAACGGTGTTACCGAGGATGAAATCTGGCAGTACATCGGCACGGCATCCTACTTCGATCCTGAAGAACTCTACAGCGCGCGAGAGTTTTACCAGGACACTATCAACGCTTTCTACGGCAAGCAGCAGTATCTGTTTAATCCACCGTGGGAATCTCTGGCAGATAAATTCCAGTTCCGTGAGGCAGAGTTGACGCTGGTCAATGGTGTGAACGGTCACGGAAAAGCCTGTCCACTTGATGAACCAATTCTGCTCGCTAATGGTGAATGGACTACTCACGGGGATGTAAAAATTGGCGATCAGGTGGCGTCAGTTGACGGCAATCCGTCAACTGTCACCGGGATATTCCCGCAGGGTGTTAGAGGTGTTTACCGAGTCACATTTGAAGATGGTCGTTATGTTGATTGCGCAGGCGATCACCTATGGGAGGTCACTAGTCGTGGATTCACGAAAGGCGAGAAGCGCCGCGTGATAGACACCTTCGAGCTGAAACGGTTGAGTGAAACGAAGAGGCACAAAAATGGCGTTAGGATTCCTGAAATAACTGGTGACTTTGGCGACCACTCAGAGCCATTAGCATGGGTTATCGGCTCCCTTCTCGGGGATGGTAGTCTTAGCAATGGGAGCGTGAAGTTTTCAAACGTCGAGCCATACATGATCGAGCGTATGAAGGCTGAACTGCCTGATTACAACTTCTCTGGAGATGGTAAGGACTGGCTGATATCAACGGCGCGTGGTCAGGTAAATCCACTCATGGAGACCCTGCGAGGTTATGGACTAATGGGGTGCACAGCAAAAAACAAATTCATCCCTCGTGTGTTTTTTTCTGCAAATAAATCAACGCGCATAGGCATGCTGTGTGGTCTGCTTGAAACGGATGGGTATGTCGAGAAGGATGGAACGCTTGTTTTTTCCTCAGCAAGTGAAGAACTGCTCAATGGGGTTGTTCAACTGGTTAACTCACTCGGCGGGTCATGCCGGACGCGAGTTAAAACTGGCGTGACATACACATACAAGGGCGATAAGCGGCATGGGATGGATTCATACGAGGCAAGAATCAGACTGACAAGAGAAATCAGGGAGGCCATCCGTTCACCACGACTCAATGGCAGATTAACTGCGCATCGATTCGAGGGCTGTGGGGTATTCGTCAGGAATGTTGAAAAAATAGGCAATGCAGAATGCTTGTGTATTATGGTCGATCACCCTCGCCACCTGTATGTAACCAGGGGATATGTGGCGACGCATAACACCGAGGTTGTCGGGCATATGGCACTTGAGGCAATGCGTCAGGGTGTGAAGACGTGCATCGCGTCACTTGAGCTGAAGCCTGGTATTCTCCTTAAGCGCCTTACCCGTCAGGCGACGTGCTGCAAGATGCCGCCAGTGCTGGAAATTGACTCTGCATTTAAATTTTATGACGAAAGACTTTGGGTGTTTGGCCTGACCGGAACGGCGAAAGCCGACAGGCTGATCGAAATATTCGACTACGCTCGCCGCCGATACGGGATCCAGTTATTCATCATCGACAGCCTGATGAAATGTGGCATAGGCGACGATGACTATAACGGGCAGAAGGCGTTTGTTGACTCGATTTGCGACTTCAAAAACAAAACAAACTCCCACGTCATTCTCGTTACTCACTCGCGAAAAGGAGACAGCGAAGAAAAACCAACCGGGAAAATGGACGTAAAAGGCTCTGGAGCGATAACAGACCTGACAGACAACCTTTTTATCATCTGGCGTAACAAGGCTCGCGAGAGAGCGTTACAGAGAGTTCAGAGTGGTGAAAAGATGTCAGAGAAGGACGAACAGCTACTGGCATCTCCGGCATCTGTTTTGATGCTTGAAAAACAACGTAACGGCGAAGGTTGGGAAGGTGGTGTCCCGTTGTTCCTTGACGAGCAATCGCACCAGTTCCTGCAACTTGAATCAGGATCGCCTTATAGCTACATCGCCAATATGCCGAAATCGGAATATGACGAGGCGTGGCGACAGGAAAACGTGACGGAGTATTAAATGACCATCTACATCACTGAGCTTGTGACAGGCATGCTGGTAATCGCAGGCCTTTTGTTTGTATGTAAGCAAAATCGATTTTAAGCCACATAAATAAGCCTGTGGCGACCTAATCATTGCTAAGGCATGTAATTAGGTGGCGAGATGCAAAAGTTAGTCAGAATGCGATTCAGGAGGTTTAAGGGTGAGGCAAATATACATGCTTCGCAACGAAGCAATCAGAAATAACGCCATAGACGCAATACTCTCACTTCCCATCGACGACAAGTCACCCCACGAAGTCCACGTTAAAGAATCCAAGCGTAGCAAAGCGCAGAATGACCGTATGTGGCCGATGCTGAACGATGTTTCGCGTCAGGTGCTATGGCATGGTCAACGGCTGGCGCCGGAAGACTGGAAAGACCTGTTCACTGCCCTGTGGCTTAAGACCAAAAAACTGGAGCAACGAAGTGTGCCTGGTATCGACGGTGGCGTTGTCATGCTTGGCGTGCGTACCAGCAAAATGCGAAAGGCCAGCATGACTGAGCTTATCGAAATCATGTTTTGGTTCGGCTCAGAGCGCAACGTGCGGTGGAGTGATGACTCCCGGCGAGAGTATGAATGGTCACAACGAACAGGGAGGGAGGCATGAGGCGACAGCGACGAAGTATCACCGACATCATCTGCGAAAACTGCAAATACCTTCCAACGAAACGCTCCAGAAATAAACGCAAGCCAATCCCAAAAGAATCTGACGTAAAAACCTTCAACTACACGGCTCACCTGTGGGATATCCGGTGGCTAAGACATCGTGCGAGGAATACAAGGTGATTGACCAAAATCGAAGTTACGAACAAGGAAGTGTCGAGCGAGCTTTAACGTGCGCTAACTGCGGTCAGAAGCTGCATGTGCTGGAAGTTCACGTGTGCTCCGATTGCTGCGCAGAACTTATGAGCGATCCGAATAGCTCAATGTACGAGGAAGAAGACGATGAATGAGTTAATAAATGGCAAACCACTAATTAGCCACAAAGCCCAGGGGTTCGAGGGCGGGTAGGGTGTCAAGCAACAGACGGCCTACCCGTCGATGAAAATTTCACCAAATGGCTTAATGGTTTTCACAGAATCCGGCTATTTGATGCTGGTTAAACCACTGCGCGACGAGACGGCGAGAGAGGAGATGAAATCATGAACAGTTTAATAAGTACCGCAGAAGTAAAAACAATGTCTAGCCGTGAGATTGCGGAACTGACAGGCAAACGGCATGACAATGTATTAAGAGATATTGATTTCATTCACTCAAATTTGAGTGAATCAAGTAAATCAGTAAGTTACAAGGGATATAACAACCAATCGCAAAGAGAATGGCTTTTAACTAAGCGTGACACATTGCTGGTGGTTTCTGGTTACAGTGTCGAACTTCGTGCAAGGATTATCGATCGCTGGCAGGAACTGGAAGAACAGGTGCGCAAAGCAGCGATACCGGACTTCGCCAACCCAGCGGAAGCTGCCAGAGCATGGGCTAATGAGTATGAGCAGAAGGTGAAGTTGGAACAGCAGCTTGCTCTCGCAGCACCTAAAGTTGAGTTTGCCGATCGCGTTGGCGAGGCCAGCGGAATTTTGATTGGAAACTTTGCAAAGGTTGTCGGTATTGGCCCAAACAAACTGTTTGCGTGGATGCGCGATCACAAAATCCTTATTGCTTCAGGTTCCCGGCGCAATGTGCCAATGCAGGAATATATGGATCGCGGCTATTTCACAGTGAAAGAAACAGCGGTCAACACAAATCACGGAATACAGATATCGTTCACCACAAAAATCACCGGGCGTGGTCAACAGTGGCTGACCAGAAAGCTGCTCGATAACGGAATGCTGAAAGTAACAGGGGAGGCTGCTTAATGGCTAACCTACGCAAAGAAGCGCGCGGCAGAGAATGCCAGGTACGTATTTACGGCATATGCAATGGCAACCCTGAAACTACAGTTCTGGCACATTACCGGATGGCTGGAATTTGCGGAACGGGAATGAAGCCTGACGACCTGATCGGTGCATGGGCTTGTAGTGCGTGTCACGCGGAGATCGACCGACGCACAAGGATTCTCGACAACAAAGACGCCAGACTTTACCACCTCGAAGGCGTGATCAGGACGCAGGCGGTATTGCTGAAGGAGGGGAAGATTAAGCCATGAACGAATATCAGTTTGTGCTTCCATACCCGCCGTCGCTGAATACCTACTGGAGAAGACGGGGAAGCCAATACTACATCAGCGATAAAGGCCAGAAATACCGAAAAGACGTTCAGCAAATCATTCGCCAACTCAAGTTAGACATTTTCACCAAATCACGACTCCGTATCAAAGTCATCGCAGACGTTCCAGACTCCCGCCGCCGCGACCTCGACAACATCCTGAAAGGTTTACTCGACTCCCTTATCCACGCCGGATTTGCGGAAGACGACGAGCAATTCGATGACATTCGCGTAATTCGTGGTGTGAAAGTACCAGGCGGAAGGCTTGGAATAAAAATCACCGAACTGGAGAACGTATGAACGCCACAATTCAAACGATACCAGAGCTTCTTATCCAGACACGAGGCAATCAGACCGAAGTGGCGAGGATGCTTTCCTGCGCAAGAGGAACAGTGCTCAAGTACAACCGAGACAGCAAAGGCGAGCGTCACGTAATAGTTAACGGCGTCCTGATGGTCAAACAGGGCAAGAGGGGAAGACGATGAGACTCGAAAGCGTAGCTAAATTTCATTCGCCAAAAAGCCCGATGATGAGCGACTCACCACGGGCTACGGCTTCTGACTCTCTTTCCGGTACTGATGTGATGGCTGCTATGGGGATGGCGCAATCACAAGCCGGATTCGGAATGGCTGCATTCTGCGGTAAGCATGAACTCAGCCAGAACGACAAACAAAAGGCTATCAACTATCTGATGCAATTTGCACACAAGGTATCGGGGGAATACCGTGGCGTTGCAAAGCTTGAAGGAAATACTAAGGTAAAGGTACTGCAAGTGCTCGCAACATTCGCTTATGCGGATTATTGCCGTAGTGCCGCGACGCCGGGCGCAAGATGCAGAGATTGCCACGGTACAGGCCGTGCGGTTGATATAGCCAAAACGGAGCAGTGGGGGAGAGTTGTTGAGAAAGAGTGCGGAAGATGCAAAGGTGTCGGCTATTCAAGAATGCCAGCAAGCGCCGCATATCGCGCTGTAACGATGCTAATCCCAAACCTTACCCAACCCACCTGGTCACGCACTGTTAAGCCGCTGTATGACGCTCTGGTGGTGCAATGCCACAAGGAAGAGTCAATCGCAGACAACATTTTGAATGCGGTCACACGCTAGCAGCATGATTGCCACGGATGGCAACATATTAACGGCATGATATTGACTTATTGAATAAAGTTGGGTAAATTTGACATCAAAGATGGATAAATGCACTCGTTAAATAAAGCCCTGAGTTAATAGCTCGGGGCTTTTTGCGTTTTAAGCACGGACTTTCTGAAAGCACATCAAACCAAATACCAGACAGACCAAAATAATCACCTTATCCGCTGTGGCTACGGTGCGGTGTGCTTTGCATAAAAGAAAACCAGCTCAATGGCTGGCTTCGTGAAAGCGGGTGGCAGGAGGTCGCGCTAACAACCTCCTGCCGTTTTGCCCGTGCATATCGGTCACGAACAAATCTGATTACTAAACACAGTAGCCTGGATTTGTTCTATCAGAAATCGACCTTATTCCTAATTAAATAGAGCAAATCCACTCAATGAATGTGTAGAGCATGTACCGTATGAACAAAATCAGAGAATTGTTCAGTTACAGCTTCGGAGGACTGACTGCGATGGGTGGCATTCTCTCCCTGAATGACTGGGCTGTCATCATTGGTATTCTTTGTACTGTCGGCACATTTGGCATCAACTGGTACTACAAGCGCAAAGAGCGCGAGGACAGATTGAATGGCAATGTCATCGGCACTACGAAATAGCGTAATAGCGGCGATAAGTGGCGGGGCTATTGCCATAGCATCTGTGTTAATCACTGGCCCAAGTGGTAACGATGGTCTGGAAGGTGTGAGACACAATCCTTACAAAGACATAGTTGGTGTATGGACTGTATGTTACGGGCATACAGGAAAAGACATCATTCCCGGTAAAACGTATACCGAAGCAGAATGCAAAGCCCTCCTGAATAAAGACCTTGCCACGGTCGCCAGACAAATTAACCCGTACATCAAAGTCGATATACCGGAAACAACGCGCGGCGCTCTTTACTCGTTCGTCTACAACGTGGGTGCTGGCAATTTCAGAACATCGACGCTTCTTCGCAAAATAAACCAGGGCGATATCAAAGGCGCATGTGACCAGCTACGTCGCTGGACATACGCTGGCGGTAAGCAATGGAAAGGCCTGATGACTCGTCGTGAGATTGAGCGTGAAGTCTGTTTGTGGGGGCAACAATGAGCAGAGTAACCGCGATTATCTCCGCTCTGGTTATCTGCATCATCGTCTGTCTGTCGTGGGCTGTTAATCATTACCGCGATAACGCCGTTACCTACAAAGAGCAGCGCGATAAGGCCGCATCCACAATTGCTGACATGCAGAAGCGTCAACGTGATGTAGCAGAACTCGATGCCAGATATACAAAGGAGCTTGCTGATGCTAACGCGACTATCGAAAGTCTCCGTGCTGATGTTTCTGCTGGGCGTAAGCGCCTGCAAGTCGCCGCCACCTGTGCAAAGTCAACGACCGGAGCCAGCAGCATGGGCGATGGAGAAAGCCCAAGACTTACAGCAGATGCTGAACTCAATTATTACCGTCTCCGAAGTGGAATCGACAGGATAACCGCGCAGGTTAACTACCTGCAGGAATACATCAGGACGCAATGCCTGAAATAATTTTTTTGCAAATCACAAAGTCCATTTAATGAGCCTCGCGATGCGGGGCTTTTTTATGTCCGCAGTAAACGCGCATCTCACGCGCATATTACCACACAGAACCTTTCAGGATGACCCTTGAGGATACCGGCTGGTTATCGGTGCCTTTCTGTGGGCCGGATTCCTGTGAGACAAGGTTCATCACTAAAAGGTAATTACCGATATGTCTAATATCATCCCTATGGATTACGATGACCGCTCATTCCCTTTTACAGCAGATTGCTGGTTCAATGCCACAGTTGCTGCAAAGCATCACGGCAAGCTTCCAAAGGACTGGCTAAAGACTGAGGCGACAAAAATTTATATCGCCGAACTGGCTGAGGAGCTTGGAATTGCTAGCTCTGGCGTAAAAGAGGATTTTTCTCCCCTTTTAGTCAGAGTGGAAAAAGGGCGAAACGGCGGGACCTGGCTTCATCCGGAGTTGGCGGTGGAATTCGCCCGCTGGTTGTCAGTAAAATTCGCCCGCGCCTGTGACCGACACATTAAAAATCTTCTGCTGAGTAAAAACTTCCAGCTCACCGAAGATCAGATTGTCGGCCTGATGGTGTGCCAGCAACCAACGTCCTGGGAGAAGCGCTTTAAAGACCCATTCTACCAGGCGCTGTCGAAAATGTCCGGCCTTCCTTACTTTGGTCATGTTGGCGGTTGCCCGGCGCTGTTCGGTCAGATCACCGCTCGATGGGTGTACGGTGTCGCACTTCCCGATTATGTCTATCAGGCAGCAAAACAAGCCGCCGGGGACAGCAAGGAGAAGATTCACCAACATCTTAAGCCTGATGCACTGGAGAAGGTCGAGCAGCAACTGATCGCCGTTACCAACATTGCCAGTTGCAGCATTGACCAGAAGGACTTCGAAGCCCGCTGCATGGCTGCGTTCCCCGTTAAGGGGCAAATGAAGTTGCTGTATGCGGCGGCCTGATCATGAGCACCCGAATAATAGAATGAGCCTCGCGATGCGGGGCTTTTTGCAATAAATGCGTACCGCAACGCATGTTTTTTACACCGAACCTGCCCCTTTGGAATGGGCCTTTGAGGATACCAGTTAGTGCTGGCGAGCCTCGGTGGGCTGGTTTCCTGTGCGGCAAAGGTTCATTTCAAAGAGTAGGTACACGCTATGAAATCATTAACCCTCTTCAATCAACCAATTCGTATCGGTGAAGATGGCATGATCTGCCTCACTGATATGTGGAAAGCCAGTGGTAAAAGTGAATCTGAATCGCCTTACCACTACCTGCGAAACAAGCAGACCAAAGAGTTCTTAGCCGAGCTGGAGAAAAACCACGAATCTGTGGTTTTTACTGAGCGCGGTGTACACGGTGGAACATATGGCGGGAAGTTTGTTGCTTACGATTATGCGGCTTGGTTAAACCCCGGGTTCAAGTACGCGGCCTATAAAGTCCTCGATGACTACTTCACCGGAGAACTTCAGCATCGCAACAGCTTAAGTGCGCAGCTCAACATGAAATGTCATGAGTTTGACCAGAAGAAAGACATGGCGAGCTTCTGCGGACAAGGGCTGGCAGCATGGCGCTATACGAAGCCAGTGTTGGTCGCTGAGATTAACTCCCTGGCTAACCAGCTGCAGATTACGATCCCCGGGCTTCCGGGATGAGTGATCGTGTCATTGAATGCGCCTCCAGAGCGGGGCGCGACTTCTCAGAGTTCATGAAAGGCGAGAAGGGCATGATGGAAGCATTGGCCTCGGTGGATGAGTTTGGCGAGCAGCTGCGCCTCAACGGCTGTGTCAACCATCACTTTGTCAGCTACATGATGCGGAACTCGATCATGCAGGCATTCATGGACATGGCAAAAGCCGAGAGGAAAGAAGAGCGCCGGCGTAAGCGAGCGGAAGCAAAAGCGAAGTAACCATTACAAAGCTCATCTGCGGGTGGGCTTGATAATGAAACCGTGATTTACATCCCCACAATCCGGGTATGTAAAAGCTGGGCTTTTTTATATCTGCAACAAACGCGCTTCACACGCGCGACTTATGAACACAGAGCCTTTCAGGATGACCCTTGAGGATGCCGGTTTGGTTATCGGTGCCTTTCTGTGGGCCGGAATCCTGTGTGACAAGGTTCATCACTAAAAGGTGATCACTGATGAAGTACCCAACAGTTATTGTCAATGGTGTGTCCGTTCGTGTTGATGAGGATGGACGCTACAACTTAAACGATCTCCATGCAGCAGCAGTTGCAAATGGAGAGGCTACAGAGCAACAGCGCCCAAGCCAGTTTTTGCGTAGCGCGCAGATAAAACGCTTCATAAAAGCACTGGAGGCCAAAGTGCAAAAAAGCACTTTGGAACAAATTCAACCACTTAAAATAATCAAAGGTGGTGCAGAACCAGGTGTGTGGGGTGTTGAACTTCTGGCAATCAGATATGCAGCATGGATTAAGCCGGAATTTGAAATCGAAGTTTATGAAGTTTTCAAAACGGTTGTCCGTCTAGGCGTTGGCGCAATGTCACGTCTGAATAGAATCGATCACATCATCAATACTGAAACCAAAGCGATAAGCCAGTGCGCAAGCCAAATGGCTAAGTGGGGCGTTGGTGGGCGAAAAAGATTGCTTCATGTTGCACGTGAGAGAGCGGCAAATGAAGTGCAAATGTATTTGCCCGGAATGGTGTGATTTCGCAGGTTAATCCAGTTTTTGCATTACGGCAGCACCGCGAAACAACCCAAGCCAGAAAGTGGGGAAATAACACTGGCAGCCACTGAAAGATGAACCTCCTGCCTTATGGCAAAAAAGATTCTTTGTGGTGGCGGACTGATGGAAAGACATCCTAATCAAGCAACTACTCTACAGGGTCATAATTATGAACGACCAGCAAATCGAAAAAGAAATCGTTGAGAAAGGCAAAACGGCACCGCGAATCACTCCGCAGCACATCGAAGACGTGATTAAAAGCGAGCATTACTTTACTGCTTATGATGGACGAAATGGTGCCATTTCCAGCAACGAATATTGTGGCAGGGAAAAACCAGAAGAAGGCGATCGTGATTTATCACCATTGAAGTTGCTCACTTTCTGCGCACTGGTGCTGAAGAATGGCTTCACCGTCACCGGAGAGAGTGCCTGTGCAAGTCCGGAAAATTTTGATGCAGAAATTGGTCGGAAGATTGCCCGGCAAAATGCTGTAAACAAAATCTGGATGCTCGAAGGTTACTTGCTGAAGCAGAAGCTAAGCGAACAGTAGTTATTACAAAAGCCATTCCCTACAGAGTGGCTTTGATAATGGCTTATACCCTACACGGGATAACTTAACTGATATCCCTTTTAACGGATAAATGGAGCCAACAATGGCAGAGATTATTCCCATGACTGAAGAACAGAAATTCAAGTTAGAGATTTACAAACTGGTCATGAACCAGAACGCAGCCGCAGAAGAAGCATTTCAATTCATCGGCACTGGCGAACTGAAGCTTGAGCTATTCAAAATTCACTTCCAGTCAGGCGGCGCTAATCCAGATGTCACGACCCGAACTATCGAAGCGGTGCGTAAATCGAAGGAAGCGTTAGACCTGTTCACTACCGGAGCATGATGTGAGCCGCGTAATCAATTTGGGTAAGGAGAAGAAATTCCCAATTACTCAAGAGCTATACGAGCGGCTGGAAATCGTTATCCATGATTACGATGGTGAAATCAGTTTATGCGAGGCGATTGGCACACTCGAATTGCTGAAGCAGTCACTGATTGAAGGCGCGAAAGAGTCCTCAACCTGAAATAAAAATTAAGTGAGATGAATATGGCGACTGAACCAAAAGCTGGTCGCCCCTCTGATTATATGCCGGAGGTGGCTGACGATATCTGCTCGTTGCTTTCTTCTGGCGAGAGTTTGCTGAAAGTATGTAAGCGTCCTGGTATGCCGGATAAGTCCACTGTTTTCCGCTGGTTGGCAAAGCATGAGGATTTTCGCGACAAGTACGCGAAGGCAACTGAGGCACGAGCTGATTCTATTTTCGAAGAGATATTCGAAATTGCTGACAATGCGATTCCAGATGCTGCTGAAGTGGCAAAGGCAAGACTTCGCGTTGATACACGCAAATGGGCGTTGGCCCGAATGAATCCCCGTAAGTATGGCGACAAGGTAACTAACGAGCTTGTCGGTAAGGACGGCGGCGCAATCCAGATTGAAACATCACCGATGAGTACTCTATTCGGAAAATGACCTCGATTAATCCTATCTTTGAACCGTTCATTGGGGCGCATCGCTACAAAGTCGCCAAAGGCGGTCGAGGTAGCGGTAAATCATGGGCAATTGCGAGGCTGCTTGTTGAAGCGGCGCGTCGGCAGCCAGTGCGTATTCTCTGCGCTCGTGAACTGCAAAACAGTATCAGCGATTCGGTAATCCGGTTGCTTGAAGATACCATCGAGCGTGAAGGGTATTCGGCCGAGTTTGAAATTCAGCGTTCCATGATTCGTCATCTCGGAACGAATGCTGAATTCATGTTCTACGGCATAAAAAACAACCCGACGAAGATTAAATCGCTCGAAGGCATTGATATCTGCTGGGTGGAAGAGGCGGAAGCGGTAACGAAGGAATCATGGGATATCCTGATACCAACCATCCGCAAGCCATTTTCCGAAATATGGGTGAGCTTCAACCCGAAGAACATACTCGACGATACCTATCAGCGGTTCGTCGTAAATCCTCCTGATGATATTTGCCTGCTGACGGTGAACTACACCGACAACCCGCACTTTCCTGAAGTTCTCCGTCTGGAGATGGAAGAGTGTAAACGCAGAAATCCGACACTGTATCGTCACATCTGGCTTGGTGAGCCGGTAAGCGCAAGTGATATGGCAATCATCAAACGTGAATGGCTTGAAGCCGCAACCGATGCGCACAAGAAACTCGGATGGAAAGCGAAAGGCGCTGTTGTTTCTGCACATGACCCGTCAGATACAGGGCCAGATGCTAAAGGTTACGCATCGCGTCACGGGTCGGTGGTTAAGCGCATTGCCGAAGGTCTACTGATGGACATCAACGAGGGTGCTGACTGGGCTACTTCGCTGGCGATTGAAGACGGCGCTGACCATTACCTGTGGGATGGTGATGGTGTTGGTGCCGGGCTACGCAGACAGACAACGGAAGCGTTCTCCGGCAAGAAAATCACAGCCACGATGTTCAAGGGCAGTGAATCGCCATTCGATGAAGATGCTCCGTATCAGGCCGGAGCATGGGCTGATGAAGTCGTACATGGCGACAACGTTCGCACTATTGGCGATGTGTTCCGCAATAAGCGAGCGCAATTCTATTACGCGCTGGCTGACAGGCTGTATCTGACATATCGGGCGGTTGTTCACGGTGAGTATGCAGACCCCGACGACATGCTGAGTTTCGACAAAGAAGCAATAGGCGAGAAGATGCTGGAGAAGCTGTTTGCAGAACTGACGCAGATTCAGCGCAAATTCAATAACAACGGGAAGCTGGAGCTAATGACTAAGGTCGAAATGAAGCAGAAGCTCGGTATTCCATCTCCTAACCTGGCTGATGCGCTGATGATGTGTATGCATTGCCCAGAGTCGGCTGCGCAACCCGACTATTCCAGTTACTCAATTCCTTGTGGTGTAGGTTGATATGGCAGAAAAAAAGATGACTGACTGGCATCGCAAGGTGCTGTGCAACTTTGATAATGCCTGGTCAGCAACGCAGGATATGCGTGAGCAGATTATTGAAGCTCAACGTTTCGTCCGGGTGTCAGGCGCACAGTGGGAAGGCAGTACAAACGCTGGTTACTCATTTGATGAAGGCAGGTTTGAGCATTACCCGCGCTTTGAACTGAATAAGATTGCCCGTGAATGTGATCGCATCATTGGCGAGTATCGACAGAATCGCATCAGCGTTAAATTCAGGCCGAAGGACGATAAGGCATCGGAAGCGTTAGCCGAAAAGATGAACGGCAAATTCCGCGCTGACTATCAGGAAACATCCGGTGGCGAAGCGTGTGATAACGCATTTGATGATGCCGTAACGGGCGGATTCGGTTGTTTCCGCATGTGTGCCGATTACGAAGATGAAATGGATCCGAGTAATGAGCAGCGCCGTATAAGCCTTCTCCCGGTTTACGACCCAGCGACATGCGTTTTCTTCGATCAGGACAGCAAGCAATATGACCGCTCTGATGCTATGTGGGCTATGGAAATGTTCTCCATGACGCCTAAAGCGTTCGAGGCTGAATACCCTGATTCCACCGCGGCAAGCCTTTCTCGTGATGACACTGGCACTCAATATGACTGGTCAACGCCAGATGCCATCTATGTTGGACGCTACTACGAAGTTCGCATAGAGAAGGTGAAGCTCACGGCGTGGCGCAACCCTGTTAGCGGAGAAACGGCAATCTATGATGAAGAGCAAATCAAAGATATTGTCGACGAGCTGACCGATGGTGCATTCGAACTGATTGGCGAGCGAACGGTGAAGAAACGCCGCGTTTATTGCGGCCTTCTGTCATGCGCTGAATGGCTGGAAGAACCGAAGCGTATTCCGGGAGAACATATTCCACTCATCCCGGTATATGGGCGTCGCTCATTTGTTGATAATCAGGAGCGAATCGAAGGCCACGCAGCAAAAGCGATGGATGCACAGCGTCTTGAGAACCTGATGGTTTCCATGATTGCAGATAACGCTACTCAGGCTGGCGGTGATGGCATTCCTGTAGTCGATGTTGACATGATTCCTGGTCCTCTCGCCACTCATTGGGCGGAGCGCAACAAAAAGCGCCCGGCGTTCCTGCCGATGGTCAGTCTGAAAAACAAAAACGGAGATATTACTGCGCAGGCTCAGGTCAGCAGTTATACGCCTCCGACACAAATGCCTCCAGCTCTTGCCGGGCTATTGCAGTACACCGGAACGGCTATTCAGCAAATTACAGGTGCGTCGCAGCTTGAGAACATGCCGAGCAACGTCGCTACCGATACCGTTGATAGCATCTTTAACCGGATGGACACGCAGTCCTATATCTACATGGACAACATGGCTAAATCCATGCGCCGTGCTGGCGTCGTGTGGCTTTCTATGGCTCGTGAAGTCTATGGCAGCGATACGCCAATGCGCATCGTTAATGAGGATGGCAGCGATGACGTGGCGCTGATGACTGGTGAAGTGGTTGACCGTCAGACAGGGCAGGTTATCGCGCTTAACGACCTTTCGCAGGGTAACTATGAAGTGACTGTCGATGTCGGTCAGTCGTTCACTACTCGCCGTGATGCAACGGTTAAGTCGTTACTTTCCATGCTGGCACTTATCCCACCAGGAACGCCGAAGCACGACCTTGTATCGTCGATGATTCTCGACAATATGGACGGCGAAGGGGTGGACGACCTGAAAGAATACAACCGCAATCAGTTGCTTCTGTCTGGCGTTATCAAGCCGAGAACGCCTGAAGAACAGCGAATGGTTGAGCAGGCGAAACAACAACAGGCCAGTCAGCCAGATCCGGCTATGGTTGCAGCGCAAGGTCAGCTTCTTGCTGGTCAGGCTGAATTGCAGAAAGCGCAGAACGAGCAGGCAGCCATTCAGGTTAAAGCATTCCAGGCACAGACTGATGCTCAGGTTGCAGCGGCAAACGTTGTGAAAATCCTCGCATCTGCTGATAGCCAGCAAAAATCTGATATCCGTGAGGCGCTGAAACTGCTCGGACAGTTCCAGCAACAGCAAGGAGATAATGCCCGTGCTGATGCAGAGCTTGTCCTGAAAAGTCAGGCACAGGGCCATGCGCAGCGCATGGACATCAGCAGCATCCTGCAAAAATCAACTCAGCAACAACCACAGCAGTAATTAACCCATAACGTGCAATGGCTGTCTTTATGAGGCCTGGCACCCTATTGCCTTCCGATGGGCTGAACATCGAGTAAACAGGGGTAACAAATGGACCAGATGGCAGAAAACACACCAGAAGTTGAAATCGAAACCGACGCGTCAGAGCAGATTCCTGATGATGTCGAACTGGCTGAAGAAGTCGAAACAGAAGATGGCAGTGAGTCCTCTGGCAATGATGCAGAGGAAGCTACTGAAACTGATGACGACGAATCAGAACAGGAATTCTACTTTGGTGACGAAAAGCTGGATTCGCCAACCAGCGAAGATGGCGCAGAGAATGGACTGGTAAAACACCTGCGCAAGACGATTAAAGAGAAAGACCGTGAGCTGAAAGAGCTGATGCGTCAGTCTCAGAAACCCGTCGAGCAGCAGCCGGTAATCACTCAACCACCGCGAATGCCAAAACTGGATGATGAGGACATCGGTTTCGATGAAGAAATCTACCAGCAACGCATGGCTAAGTGGGCAGAGGATAACGGCAAGTACCAGCAACAGGAGATGGCTCGCAAGCAGAAGGAGCAGGAGCTTCAGGCTGCCTATCAAGAGCGATTATCCAAATATCAGCAACGTGTTAAGGCTCTCAAAGTTCCTGGCTATCAGGAAGCTGAGCAGGCCGTACTCGAGGAAGTTCCCATCGAGACACAAAACGCGATCCTGTTTGAGTCAGAGAAGCCGGAAATCGTTGTTCTGGCACTCGGTCGCAACGCTGAACTGCGCAAGCAACTGGCAGAAGCTACCAACCCCGTAGCAATTGGTCGTCTGCTGGAACGTATCGAATCTAAGGCCAGAATCATGCCAAAAGCAAAAACCACGGCAGCCACAACCCCGAAAGTTAAGGGGAGCAACGGCGCAGTAATCAATAACCTCGACAAACTTCTCGAAAAAGCGCGCGAAACCGGTGATTACACCGAATACCGGGCGGCGAAGAACAAAGCTAAAAAATAATCCATCGGAGCTAAATACCCATGTCTAACCAGTTAACCAAAGACCTCGAAATCCTCTTTGAGAACGTCATTGATAGTTTTGAGGCGTCTAATGTCGTTTCCCGCGAGTGCAGTAAGTTCCGACCGGGCGACACTGAAATGCAGCGCGCTGGCGACGTTGTTTATCGCCCTCAGGGCTACCACCTGAAAACCGTGAGCGGACTTGATCTGACCTCGGTCACTGCAAACTCACTCGTTCAGCGTCAGGTGCCTGCTCGCTTCCGCGAGCCAGAGAACGTCGTCTACGAACTGGACGCAAAAGAAATGCGCGATTCGTGGCACAAAGAGCAGGCTGGCAAGGCGGCGGGTCGCCAGTTGTCGGCGTGGGTTGATAACCTGATCGTCGATGAAGTGGCCTCTCGCTCCACCAACGTGGTCACCATTAACTCGGCGTCCACCGGTAACACTCTCGGCGAAGAACTCTGGAACGCATCGGCTGAAGTTGATGCAATGATGCTGTCCATTGGTGTGCCTCAGGGTGGTCAGCGCAAGGCGTTCTACAACCCGTTCAACTACAAAGACCTGGCTAAGGAGCTTGGCTCTCGCGCATATGCGGTCGGTAAAACTCTGACAGCCTATGAGAAAGCTCAGATTCCACCTGTGGCATCCTTCGACAGTTTCCGCGTTGATTATGCTGGCGCAATGAAGGCTGGTTCAGCTACCCAAGTAACTCTCTGCGGCGCAGTAGAACATAAAGTTACCGCGATGGATTCCAACGGAGCGCCTACCGATAACCGCCAGGGTGACATCACCGTATCCGCTGCTAACGTGCTGGCTGTCGGCGATGCATTCACTATCGCAGGCGTTAACAGTGTCCACATGATCAAGAAGGTGGATACAGGTAAGCCGCAGGTATTCCGCGTCCTGGCAGTAAATGGCACTACCGTTACCATCAGCCCGAAAATTCTGCCACCAGACAACAAGGATAAGGCGTCTATTCCTTACCAGAACGTTACCGCCAATCCGGCGGGAAAAGCGGCGATCACCATCCTCAACAAGAAGGCTGCGGCTTCCAACATCTTCTTCGCTGAGGGTTCTGTTGAGCTGATGTATGGCAAGTTGGCATTCCCTACCGGCCAGGGTCCGCAGGTTATGACCGCAACGACCGAGCAGGGTGCGACCATCATCATGGCTTACCAGTTCGACGCTAAATCTGGCAAAACGTGGACTCGCTTCACCACGCTGGCTGGCGCAAGCGTACTGGTCCCGGAATTCACCGGCCTGGTACTGGCTAACCAGTAATCCAAGGGGCTTCGGCCCCTCTTTTTTTTGGAGATCGAAATGTCTCAAATCATGCTTTATAAGCCGGGATCGATGATCACCTGCGGCCCCCACTCGCTGGATTACATCATCGTTGATGACGAAGAAGTTAAATCTCACCTGAAAAAAGGCTGGGTAAAAACTCCTGAAGAAACCGCAACGAAGCATAAAGTGGCTAAGGCGGAAGAAGATGGCGAAAACGAAGGGTGATCTCGTTCTTAAGGCTTTACGAAAAGCCGGGCTGTATTCCAATGCCACGTTGACAGATGCTGACCCTCAGGCAATTGAAGATGCCATTAATGACCTCGAAGACATGATGGCAGCATGGCAGGCTAAAGGTATCGAGCTTGGGTATCAGTTTGCTGATACAGAAAACGGCATCATGCCGTTACCGGACGATGATTCAGGTATCCCTGCATGGGCAAATGATGGCGTCGCTTTGAAACTCGCTGTGCAAGTGTGCATGGATAACGTCATTCAGCCGTCAGACGCTCTCCTTACCGCTGCTGACAGTGCATATCAGACAATCTGTATCGCTTTAACCAAAATACCACCACTTGAGCGGCGAAATGACATGCCTCGCGGTAGTGGTAACAAAAGCGCGTTTACGTGGAATCGGTTTTACATCGAGAAAGATGATCCGAGTACGTGAGGTGAATAAATGCCGATTCAGCAACTTCCGCTTATGAAAGGTGTCGGCAAAGACTTTCGAAACGCCGACTATATCGACTATCTGCCAGTGAATATGTTGGCTACCCCCAAAGAAATCCTCAACAGTAGCGGATATCTTCGCTCATTCCCGGGCATTGCCAAACGTTCTGATGTAAACGGTGTATCGCGCGGCGTCGAGTACAACATGGCGCAGAGTGCTGTTTATCGCGTGTGTGGTGGGAAGCTCTACAAAGGCGAAAGCGAAGTCGGTGACGTCTCCGGAAGTGGTCGCGTATCAATGGCGCATGGTCGAACATCTCAGGCTGTAGGCGTTAATGGTCAACTGGTCGAGTATCGTTATGATGGCACGGTTAAAACCGTCTCAAACTGGCCTACAGACAGCGGATTCACGCAATATGAGTTAGGTTCAGTCCGCGACATTACACGCTTACGTGGGCGTTATGCGTGGTCAAAAGACGGTACTGATTCATGGTTTATCACTGACCTTGAAGACGAATCGCATCCTGACCGCTACAGTGCACAATATCGTGCCGAGTCTCAGCCTGACGGAATCATCGGCATAGGTACATGGCGAGACTTCATCGTCTGCTTTGGTTCATCGACGATTGAATATTTCTCCCTGACTGGTGCAACCACCGTTGGTGCTGCTTTGTATGTCGCACAGCCATCACTGATGGTGCAAAAAGGCATCGCCGGGACTTACTGCAAAACGCCGTTTGCTGATTCGTATGCGTTCATCAGCAATCCGGCAACAGGTGCGCCGTCTGTGTATATCATCGGCTCCGGTCAGGTGTCACCAATCGCCAGCGCGAGCATTGAGAAAATCCTCCGCTCCTACACTGCTGATGAACTGGCTGATGGTGTGATGGAATCGCTGCGATTTGATGCTCATGAGTTGCTGATTATCCATCTTCCGCGTCACGTCCTCGTGTACGACGCATCTTCAAGCGCCAATGGTCCGCAATGGTGTGTACTGAAAACAGGCCTGTATGACGATGTGTACCGCGCTATCGACTTCATTTACGAAGGCAATCAGATAACGTGCGGAGATAAGCTGGAATCGGTTATCGGCAAATTGCAGTTCGATATCAGCAGCCAGTATGGGCTACAGCAAGAACACCTGTTGTTTACACCACTCTTCAAAGCTGAGAACGCCAGATGTTTTGATCTGGAAGTTGAATCATCGACTGGTGTCGCTCAGTACGCTGACCGCCTGTTCCTCTCTGCAACCACTGACGGCATCAATTGGGGAAAAGAGCAGATGATTGAGCAGAATGAACCGTTCGTTTACGACAAACGCGTTTTGTGGAAGCGAGTAGGGCGCATCAGGAAAAATGTCGGCTTCAAATTGCGCGTTATCACGAAGTCACCTGTCACTCTGTCTGGCGCTCAGATAAGGATCGAGTAATGGCTGATTCGAATCTCAACACCCCTGTTATTGTGCAGGCGACGCGGCTCGATACATCAATCCTTCCACGCAATATATTCAGCCAGTCTTACCTGCTGTATGTCATAAATCAGGGTGCTGATGTTGGCGCAATTGCCGGGAAGGCAAATCAGGCTGGTCAGGGCGCTTACGATGCTCAGGTAAAAAACGATGCTCAGGACGTCGAACTGGCAGATCACGACGCAAGAATCACCGCAAACACAAAAGCGATAAATCTCCTTGAGGTCAGGTTAACAACCGCCGAAGGGAAGATAGTCGTACTGCGTAGCGATGTTGATTACTTGCTGGATGAGGTTATCGATATTCAGGCGCATCTGGTCACTGTTGACCAAAGACTGGATGGCGTAGAAAGCGATGTATCTGACATTAAGAGTGATTACGTATCGAAAACCGTAACCGAATTGCAGTCTCTTGAATCACCGCTGGATGTAAAAACATCATATTCAGTTGATGGAATTCAGGTCGTTGGAGCAAGGCAGACCGGATGGACTGCAGCCACAGGTACGCCACTTCTTGGTTCATTCAACGCTAACCAGTCATACACGGTCGGCACTACGTACACACAATCCGAAGTCGCAGCTCTCGCTACAGGTTTGGAGCAGGCGCGGCAGCGTATTCTGGCGCTTGAAACAGCACTTAGATTACATGGGCTGATTGACTGATGATTACATTCAAACCAACGCGAAACATCGACCTGATAGAAGCAGTCGGAAATCACCCTGACATTATTGCCGGGAGCAACAACGGCGATGGATACGACTACAAACCTGATTGCCGTTACTTTGAGGTGAACGTGCACGGTCAGTTTGGCGGCATTGTTTACTATCAGGAGATTCAGCCGCTGACATTCGATTGCCACGCCATGTACCTGCCAGAGATTCGCGGCTTCAGCAAGGAAATCGGGCTGGCGTTCTGGCGATACATTCTGACTAACACCACCGTTCAGTGCGTCACATCGTTCGCCGCACGCAAATTCCGCCACGGTCAGATGTACTGCGCAATGATTGGCCTTAAGCGTGTAGGAACCATCAAGAAATACTTCAAAGGCGTGGATGACGTGACTTTTTACAGCGCCACACGCGAAGAACTAATCGACTTCCTGAATCACGGGAGATAGCCATGTTATATGCATTTAAGCTGGGCAGAAAACTGCGCGGCGAGGAACCTTATTGCCCTGAAAAGGGTGGGAAAGGTGGCAGTTCTGATAAAAGCGCAAAGTATGCCGCAGAAGCTCAGAAGTATGCCGCAGACCTGCAAAATCAGCAGTGGCAGACGATCATGAAAAACCTTGCTCCGTTCACGCCGCTTGCGGAGCAGTATGTTAACCAGCTTCAGAATCTTTCCAGTTTAGAAGGTCAGGGGCAGGCACTTAATCAGTATTACAATTCTCAGCAGTATAAAGACCTTGCAGGTCAGGCTCGTTACCAGAGTCTTGCTGCTGCGGAAGCGACTGGCGGACTTGGTTCGACAGCCACTAGCAATCAACTGGCTACGATCGCGCCGACACTCGGTCAGTCTTGGTTATCAAACCAGATGAGCAATTACAACAATCTGGCAAACGTTGGGCTTGGTGCGCTGCAAGGTCAGGCGAATGCCGGGCAGACATACGCCAACAACATGAGCAGCATTGCACAGCAAAGCGCAGCACTTGCCGCTGCTAATGCCAACAAACCATCAAGTCTTCAGACAGCAATTAGCGGTGGCACGTCTGGTGCGATTGCCGGTGCAGGTCTTGCCAGTCTTTTGGGAACATCAACGCCTTGGGGCGCTGGCATTGGTGCTGGTATCGGATTGCTTGGCTCGTTGTTTTAAGGGGTAATCATGGCTACTTGGCAAGGATCAAATGGCGGATTGTTGGCTGGTATCGGCGGCGTCAACTCAAACGCTCCGAGCGTAAATGACATCGGCAATACGCTTCAGCTTATCAGGCAGAACAATGATATTGAGCGTTCAGGAGCTAACAATGTTGGGCTGACTGCTTTGCAAGGCCTTTCAGGTATTGCGGGGGTGTTTAAGCAGGAAAAGCAGGCTAAGCGGCAGAAAGAATTTCAGCAGGCATACGCTAATGCTTATGCTTCTGGTGATCGCGGTGCTTTGCGTCAGTTGGCTACTCAATATCCAGACCAGATTGAATCCGTTCGTAAAGGTATGGGATTCATTGATGAAGACCAGCGTAATTCTATCGGCACCTTAGCGGCTGGCGCACGCCTTGCGTCATCGTCTCCAGAAGCAATGCAATCATGGCTGCAAAACAACGCCGGTGAGTTAGCTCGTGTTGGCGTTAATCCTCATGACGTCGCTCAGATGTACCAACAGAACCCGCGGCAGTTCGGCGAATTTGTCGATCACCTGGGGATGAACAGTCTCGGGCCCGAAAAATACTTTGACCTACAGGATAAAATGCAGGGTCGCCAGGTTACCATGCGCGGTCAGGATCTGGATTCGCAAACCGCCGCTCGGAATCAGGCAATCACAATGCGTGGGCAAGATATCCAGGCAAATTTAGGTCAGCAGCGCATTAATCTGGACGCAGAAACAAACCGCATTAACAACGAAAATAAGCACCTTGACCGGATGCTATCAGCAGAAACTAACGACCTGAAGCGCCAGGAAATACAGAGCCGCATAGCAGCCAACAACCAGAAGTTGCAGCAGAAGCAGCAAGAGCTAAATGATGGCTACAAAGACGGCATCAACACTCTCACAACCAGCATGTTCACTCTGAACGATATCGTTAATTCTCCTGCACTTAAGAGCATTACAGGCTTGCGTGGAGCAATCCCCAACGTTCCAGGCTCACAAGCTGCAGACACTCAGGCGCGACTTGATACCTTTAAATCCCAAGCATACCTGACAGCGGTTCAGGCCATGCGAGGCCTGGGCGCACTTTCTGATGCCGAGGGCAAAAAGCTCGACCAGGCTGTTGGTTCGCTGCAGAACTCACAGAGCGAGGAGTCATTTCGTCGCAACGCTGGCGTCATCCTGAACACGCTCAACCAGAAGCGTAATGAGGCGGTTGGTAAGTACGTTCAGCAAAACGGTATCAAGCGAGTGGAAGCTCCTCAGGCTTCTATAGATTACCTGAAGCAGCACCCCGAGCTGTCAATCGACTTCATTAATCGCTACGGATATCTTCCATCTTTGGGGCAGTAAATGGCTAATTACCGTGATTTGTTAGAGCAGGCTGGCGCACGTTACGGTGTGCCAGAAGGGTTGATGACTGCACTGGGTGCCAAGGAGTCTTCTTACAACCCTGCCGCAGTAAGCTCCGCCGGGGCTGTAGGATTGACTCAGGTCATGCCTGGGACATGGCGTGATATGGGTTATACCGATGAGCAAATGCAAAACCCCGAATATCAGGCTGACGCTGGCGCGCGCTATCTGGCAAAGATGTACCAGCAGTTTGGTAACTGGCGTGACGCTCTTCAGGCTTATCACGACGGTCCCGGCAACGTTATGAAGGCAAAGCGTGGTGAATATACGCCAGGACCTGAAGGCCGCGGTTACGTTGATGATCGCTTTGCTCAATGGGCTGGTGACCCGGTGACAGACTCAACAGTCGAACAGCGCGCCACCTCTGCAAAGGTACATCCTCAGCAAGACCCTAACAACCCGTTTGCACAACTGGAAGTACAGTCATCCGAACAAGTATCGGCATCAGGTGTGCAGTCAGACCCAAATAATCCATTTGCTCAGATTGAGCAGCAGGCAGCCAGTCAGCAGCCACCTCAACCCGTAAGTTCTGTCGCACCGAAACCTGTTCAGCAGCAAGGCGGAATAATGTCTGACCTTGGTAATGGACTTGCTGAAACCGGGCGCGGCTTACTACAGGCAGGAATCAACGTAGCGAACATACCTGCTGAACTCGCTGATGCTGTAACAAGCGCGGCGGCTTGGGCTGGCGGTAAACTCGGCATTGGCGATGGTACATATCAACCAGCGCCACGAGTAACAACGCAGGGATTAGAGCAGGACTTTGGCCTTCAGCAAGGCGCGCTGACTCCACAAACGACAGAGGGAAGGGTATTTGCTGAAGCATTGCCTTACCTCACTCCTGCTGGCGTTGAGAGAGCGGCGGTACAGGCACCAACACTTGCTGGTCGAATTGCTCAGGGGGCAACTCGCCTTCTAGCAGAAAACGCAGTTGGATCACTTGCTGCAAACAGTATGAAAGATGATGCTGAAGCACTCGCTACCGATTTAGGCGTTGGTGTGCTGGCTGGCGGTGCTATTAACGCTGCCGGACGTGGATTAGGTGCTGCTTATCGTGGCGTTCGTGGTGCTATTGCGCCAGAAGCGCAGCAGGCTATCAGATTTGCAGAGCGTGAAGGAGTTCCTCTGCACACCACAGACCTGTTACAGCCTACTTCCCGCGTCGGGAAAATGGCGCAGACGACAGCGGAAAATATCCCCCTGGCTGGCACAAGCGGAATGAGAGCAACGCAACAGGAAGCGAGAAGCCAGTTGGTGCAGAGATTTGCTGATAAATTCGGTGAGTATGATCCAGCTGTTGTTATTGACAGCCTTAAAGCGAAAACATCAGGAATTCGTCGTGCTGCAGGGAACCGTCTTGAGCAGGTTCAGAATGCAATGGCGGGAGTCAATATCCAGCCTGCTCGAGCAATTCAGCAGATTGATACAGAAATATCTAACCTGCAGAAGCTTGGTAAGGTCGCCGATAACGAGACTATTTCAAAACTTCAGTCCTATCGTGATGAGCTTGTTCGCAATGCTGGTCCTGATGGTCCGGTAAATCTGGATTTGAAGCAATTAAGCGATCTGCGCAGCCAGTTCAGAATGGACGTGAAGGGGGAACGACCAGTGTTACCAAACCGGTCCGATGCTGCCATTCAGCGCGTTTACAAGGCAATGACAGACGATATCAATGGTGCCATTGGTCAGAATCTTGGCAACGATACTCTCCGTAAATATCAGCAGGCCAATGCCGTCTACGCTGACGAAGCGGCGAAACTAAAGAATACCAGGCTGAAGAATGTTCTCATGAAAGGCGACCTGACGCCGGAAGTTGTCAACAACATGCTATTCAGCAAGAACAAATCGGAAATTAAGACGCTGTATAACTCAGTTGGTCGCGTTGGCAGGGCGCAAATGCGCAATGGCATCATTGGAAAGGCGATGGAGAAATCAGGTGGTTCCCCTGACCAGTTCCTTCGACAGCTTAACATCCTGCAAAACCAGACTGGCATCACATTTAAAGGTCAGGAAGCCGCTTATCTGAAAGGATTAAAAAACTACCTGCAATCCACGCAGCAGGCTGCAAAAGCGGCAGTAACAACACCCACAGGGCAGCAAACTATCCCGTTCATTATTGGGTATGGGACGGCAATGAACCCGGCGACAACTGGCGCAGCAGTAAGCTACGGACTTCTTACTCGCGCCTATGAGAGCGAGCCATTCAGAAATGCAATGCTCCGAATGGCAAACACCCCACGCGGATCAACAGCGTTTGAGAAAGCCATGCAGCAGGCACAAAAGGCAATTAACGCTCTGACGCAGGGGGCTAAGTCTGATGCGTTGTCAGAATAGCTTTGCAAACACCAGGAAAGTGCAAAAACCAAATATGTAGAACGCGAGGTTTATCGTATCCCTCTGCATAGGCGATACCTTTGCTGATTGTTATCTGATGTTACTGCTACTGTTGCATGTGACTGTATTTCCAAACCCTGAATTGCAGTTTGTGTAAGTGTCAACGCGTGTTGGATAGGGTTGAGTTATAACAGGCTGTCTCGCTTTTTGCTCGATCGCTTGCATTGTGTTTACAGCCTGATAATTCAATAAAGCCTGCTGGAATGCTTGGCTTTGCGCTATTTGTTGGGCTTGTTCTTGGCTTTGTAATTGAACATAAAGATTCTGAAGCTCAAGTCTTGCCTGTGCGTCACTTATCTTGCCTTCATCGACACTTTGCCCGAGCATCTTTGCAGCAAGGACATACAGCTTAGGTGTTGGTGCTGATGCCATGCGTGAGTCGTTCTTCACACTGGCATCAAGGCAATTAGCCATATCGCTAAGCTTTGGATAGCGTTGTTCGCAACTTGCCTGATAGTCGCTAACCTTTGCACACCCTGCCAGCAGAAGCGGGATAATTAACAGTGATTTTTTCATATGATTAACTCTCCTTATCTTTGCCATCATGGCACTGTTGGGTGTAAATGAGTTATTAACTCAATCGACAATATCTTCACGAAAATACTCCATTTTTGATGCCTCACTTTTGTAAGTGGATCGGCATCATATGATCTACTGTTTGTATCCACAATAAGACCACTGTGGTCTATTTTGTTGATTAACCTAAGAATACCGCAGCTCTGCTGTGGTGACTAATTGCGCCAGGAGCACATCAAATGACTAATACCAATTACTTGGTCTCTATGCCGTCCACTCCTTTTTCGGCGCCACGAGCATTTAAATCAGTGGCGAATGGGAAAATCTATATCGGAAACCCTGACACTGACCCGGTAAATCCTGCCAACCAAATCCCGGTATATATCGTTAATGAGGATGGCTCCGAGGTTCAGGTTTCACAGCCAATCATCATTAACGCCGGCGGCTTCCCGGTCTATAACGGCCAGATTATGAAGTTCATCACCAAACAGAACTTCAGTATGGCGGTTTATGACGCTTATGGAGCGCAGCAGTTTTACTGGCCAAACATTGCAAATCTTGACCCTAATTCTGCATATAATGAAGCGGTAAGTTTCATATTAAGAAAATTGATAGGCACATCTCCAGCAGGAGATTCATTTGTAATGCATTCCGATGGCAAAACAGTTGAGCAACACATAAATATCCTAAATCGCAGAACCAGTTTTGTAATGCCTGAGGATTTCACAGGAACCGACACTCAGCAACTTTTATCTGCTATCAATTATGCAAAAACAAGCGGCATAGGTCGCGTAGAGCTTATCGCCGGTAAAACCTACACGCTTACAGGAACTTCTGGTCTTGAAATTGACCTTGGATATTTTTCGTTTGGATGCATGTTTGGATGTGCCACTATTGACGCTACTAACTTTACTGGCGATGCTGCTGTTTGGGTTCACTCCTCGGCACCGTATCTGGATGGCAACCGGATCCACTCAAATAAACTCAAGGGGATAGAGGTTAAAGGCACAATCCGTGGAACTGGACAAGCAGGGATTATTATTGGCAATAAAAACAATAATGCCAACGGAACGTACAACGGTGATTGTCATATCGAGGATTGTAGCTTTGAAACGTTCGATAAAGTACTCCTGGCAACTAATAGCACATGGCGATATAAATTCATAAACTGCGGATTTACAAATGAAGCCAGGGGTGGCACTCACATTATGCATTTTCCATCAGGCCTTACTGACTCTGGAGAAAGCATAAGTTTTGTAAATTGTAAGGTTTATGACACAAAGAGAGCTCTTCTTTCAAACGATTGTGATAATTTCGCAATAGCTATGCCCGGCACTTCAATACTTAACTGCCCGATAGAAATCACTGGCGCTGGATCGTTATTAATATTGAATTCAGCATCAAACATAGAAAATCCAGGAGCAACGGCATGGTATCGCTACGCAAAAGTAACTGGGGTAGCTTCGCGATTAATTCTTAACGGATGCACACTTGTCTGTAACCAGCCGTCTTTGCAAACTCAGCCTTTATTTGAAGTGACGAAAAATGCTTTTATTGACTTTAGTCATGTTAAATTCCCAGGGAATAACTATCAGTTTCAGAACGGAGTTGAAGGATTCAGGACTTTTGTCGAAGGGGATGGCTATGTGATTGGGACAGCATGTATTGCTGATATAGCTTCTGGTGCCGGTAATATTCCTCTGCATAAATCACTTAATCCAACGCGTAACTTTGGATTTGGAACTGGAGATTATTCATCATGGTCATTCAACAACCAAGGATCAGCAAGTCAAACTTGCGTCGTTGATGCTGCATATAAAAAGACTGGCTCTTTTGGTGCGAGAATGACGTCAATCGGTTCGTTAAGTTGCTTCCTTACTCAGAACGTTAAAGTAACTAAGCACAACTATTACACATGTTCACTTCTGGTGAATGTAGTAACCACAGGAACTGGCGTATCAGCGGGGGGATTAACTGTTACATTTTATGACAGGTCAGGAGTAAAAATTATAGATGGCATCTCATCCAGGATACCTAATACGGTTTCTGGCTGGATATCTATTGGACAGTTTATCCAGGGTAGAGTTGCTCAAAGTGCAGAATATTGCGAGGTTTCAATACGCTGCCGCGATGGGGCTGTAATAGATGTTGATAGCTTTATCATTAATTTCACATAGGAATAATGCGATGCTAGTACAGATTTGACATCCTCCCCCACCTTCGCACTTCGTGACTAAGGAGGGGGATTCCCATTTTCATCTTTGGTGAAAGGCTCAATTAGCGTGAGCATGCCCACCTTTTCGCCAACATCAAACTTCACGCGCATATCATTTGCCCTCCTGTTTCAACCGTAGTTCGATATCACTGGCGCAACTAACACAGCGCTGGCAGCCCGCCACAAGTTCCCGGCGCCGCTCTGGGATCTCTTCCCCGCAGTCGCGGCAGTGAGTAGCTGAAACTGCCGCATGATTGATGCGACATTTCGCAATGGCGACTTCCCGCTGGAGTTCCGCTAACTCGTTGGCCTGATCGATGATTTCTGCGCTCATGCTGCACGCTCCAGTTCTGCGAGCCCGCCACGTACCGCGTCAATGATGCGTTCGAGATATTGATAATTGTGGTTTGGCACTGCCGGCCATTTTGCATACCACGGATCATCACCAAGCAGACCAGGCAACTTATTACCGATGCGACAATCGCAGCAGCTTTCCTTCACATCCTCAGCGTTTTCTGCCTCCACCCACATATCCCTGGCCTCCTCAGCATCGATTTCCTGCTGACGCCGGAGTTTGATGATTTCACCCTTTACAAATTCAAGGTTGGCGTCGTTATCATCATCAACTGTGCTTTGCAGTTGCGGGTCGAAATAGCCGATAAGGTAGTCATTGCTGACACGCTTAATGAACTCCTGAACGTTGTCTCCGCCCATAGCAAACCAGGCACCGGTCCACGCCTTTCCGAAGCAGGTTACAGTGATGCGTCCCTTCCCTGGCTCGTAGTTTTCAATCATCACCCTGACAGGGTCGAGGCGTTCAACATCGGAAATGGTAAATGCCAGAACATCGCTTTTTTCTACCTTCATGATTCCACTCCATACCGGCCATTCATGCGGCCAATAACACTGACAAATTTCACCAGGCTGACACCCATCGGCCGGACCTTCTCGTAGTGCTTGCGAAGGATTGGGGGGCATACAGCGTTCCACTTCGGTTTAGGCTTTACGCTCATCGCTTTGGTTATCTCTTCTGCGCAGCGACGAGCCTGGGCGCGGAGAGCGTTTTCTTTTTCTTCAGGCGTCATGCTGCCTCCAGATTTCCGATCCGCTTTAACTCAGCCAGCGATACGGTCGTGATGATGTGTCGCGGGGTGATGTACGGGCGCCAGATAAACAGGAGCGAGCCTTTGGGGTTGCTCTGGCGCCTTCCTGTAACGGATGCCGGAACAAACTGAACACGGCCGCCGGTTATGAGTCTGAGTTCATCAGCTGATTGCATGGCTGAAATAAACCAGCCGGTAGAAATGTCAGCCGGTAACAACATCACTACAGCCTGAGACTGCGCCCGGGATTGCTCGGCTGCCTTTTCCACCCACGGCCCAATATCGGAATAGGGCGGGTTACACCAGATCGCCCCGTATGACGTCCATTCGCTGTTCAGCGAGTCATCCAGCTCAGTGAGATAGTGAGCGCATAGCGCATTACTCTCAGAGGCTGCAGCATCCAGCCAGAAGCCAAACTCGCGGTCGAGCGCATTGAAAATTTCAATCGGCGTTTGCCAGTAGTCACGTTCATTTTTTGGAGTTTTCGATCCGCCATAATCAGTCATTGCGCACCTCTTTTCGTGTCTGCCTTTCTCATGCGGCTTAAAGTCCTGGATACCGATGCAACGCTTCGGCCCATCTTCATTGCGATGCTTTTATGCGACTCGCCGGCAGCGCGCATTTCAGCGGCGATCTGCTTCTCTTCTGGCTTCCAGGGCTTGTAGACAAACGCTGTGCTGATGGAATAGATCTGTGCCAGGCGGTAGAAGTTCGCCTGGCTAATCCCCAGCGCATCCGCTGCGCGACAGGCAGGCATGGTTCCGGCTACGGCGCGGAATTGCTCTGGTGTGATGCTCTGCTTATTCATTGTGCCTCCCGAGGTAACCGGTAAATTTCTCCGCCAAGTGTCCCGTTTCCCCAGCGCTCGACGGCCAGGAATGGCTTAACCATCTCCAGTTCCGGTGCCGAGATGAACACTTCCTTCATCTCAAGCGCTGGCGCCCACCCGGCGTAATAAGGTTCATGAAAATTCAGGGTTATCCCTGCGTTGTGCCCTAGGGCGCCTGCTGCGGTCTGCCAGCGATGAAATACAGTAATGTTGTTCCGCGCGTCCTTGCGCAGGATGGACAGGATTGACTCAGCTGTTACTTTCATGGCTGCCACCACTTGCGGCTTGTTTCAGTTCTCTCAGGCGGATGCCGGTAACGTCCCTGCACTTCGTCTGATGCTCAGGGAAGCCATGAAGGCTGTTCCATGCTTTTCCGTAGTTATCCTGGAGGGCCTTAGGATCGTTCTCTGAGCCTGCGTAAGTAGTGAAATCAGCGAGAATCTGATCTGCGTCTGCTGGCCTTACCTGGTGAGCCTCATAGTCAGGGTCCACAGTCGTCTCTTCTGTAGGGATGCAGAACGCCTGAAAAGCTGCATATTTGTACGCAATCGACATGGCCTTGTTCGTTGCTTTATCGCCGCTATCCATCGCCTCGCCGTAGGTGACGACGGTATGAATGCTGCCGTCCTCTGTGCTGACAAAATCGAACTCAGCCCGGACGGTTACATAAAACAACGCGCCACCATTTTTGCTGGTTCGTTCACAGCATGACCGCTCAGTACACCGCGGGAGGATCAGTAACTTGTGCTTCACCAGGGCAGGGGCCAGAGCGTTGTAAACGTCATCGATCCCACGGAATGCGTAGTTGACCTGGCTGCCCTGTTTTCTGGCCTTGCTGATGCCTTTCTCTGCCAGCTCTCCGGCCACAGCGCTGATAGCGGCGTATACTTTTTTATCCGTCATTGAAAATTCCCCGCGAATTCATCCCAGCCGATCACCGGGTTCTGCCGCTCCGCAGAAAGGTTTACTGGTTCGTCATCGTCGAAATCACGTTCGCCGATCGCATCGCTCATCAGCTGAATGAATTCGTCGTCATTCCATTTTTCCGCCGCGCTCATGCTGCTTTCTCCCGGTGAGTAATGACGTAGCCATGCTCCGCCAGACATTCGATCACCACGTCCCAATCCAGCTGCATGAGGACTTCACGACTGTTAACCGTCCCCGACAGCACCACGTCTTCCAGCTCGACGGTTAACGTGTTATGTGGGCCTACAGATGTGCGCATGTCTGTGCATTCACATTTGATGTTCATAAGCACCTCAGTAACTGATACCGGTATGAGGAATGCGGCCGTCTTTAACCGCGGTGAGTACCTCGATAGCCTGATCCCGGGTAAGGCTGGTATTGGCCATCAGAGCCTTAACAACCTCGACACCCACAGCCTTGCGGTGCTTAACGTCGGCTTCGCGTCGCGCCTGCTCATCGGCTTTACGTTTCTCCTCAGCCAGGCGGGCCTGTTCGCGTTGCTCTGCCTCGCGCCGGATTCGTTCAGCCTCCTCCTGTGCTTTTCGGCGTTCTGCTTCAATTGCCGCCTGCTTTTCTCTTTCAGCTCGCTCTGCTGCCTCTTTTGCTTCGCGCTGTGCTCGCTCTGCTGCCTCTTTTGCTTCGCGCTGTGCTCGTTGCTCGGCTTCAATGCGTTCACGCTCTGCACGTTCCGCTGCTGCCTTAGCTTCTTCTTCGGCTTTAATCCGCGCCTGTTCTTCCTCATAATCAGTAAGAGGCTGGCGCGCCTTGGCTTTCAGCTCATCAAGGCGATCACGCACTGTCTTGCGGTTAGCATCAATTAGCTTTGGAATTTCCTTCAGTTCAGCAACAAGGTCTTTGCCAAGACCATCGAGATATGTTTTCGTCTGCGCAACTTTATACGCCAGAGAAGCGATCTCCTTTCTGCCCTTTGCCGTTGTGATATCAGGCACAAAGGACATAACTTCACGTTCAACCTTTTGAAGGATTTCTTCAATCTGGTCGGCAGACTGAAATACAGTCATTGCATTTGCTTTTTCAATAACAACTAAATCTGTTACTTCACTCATATATCCTCCATCAAAAAAATTGCCCTCACACTGGAGGGCAAAGAAGATTTCCAATAATCAGAACAAGTCGGCTCCTGTTTAGTTACGAGCGACATTGCTCCGTGTATTCACTCGTTGGAATGAATACACAGTGCAGTATTTATTCTGTTGTTTATGCCAAAAATAAAGGCCACCATCAGGCAGCCTTGTTATTCTGTTTACCAAGTTCTCTGGCAATCATTGCCGTCGTTCGTATTGTCCACACCATTGATTTGTATCAATAGTCGTAGTCATACGGATAGTCCTGGTATTGTTCCATCACATCCTGAGGATGCTCTTCGAACTCTTCAAATTCTTCTTCCATATATCACCTCAAATAAGTGGTTTGCTGCCCAATTTCATTTTCTGGCGACCAACACAAGTCACACCCATTTCACTGCGTGGCTTGCGGTAGTAAATAGGGTTATTTATGTCATTAAAAACCAGCATGAGCGTGGTTATTTTTTCTTTCCAAGAGATGGAAGCCCTCCAGAATAATCTGGACCACTTGAACGATGCATTTGATACAATATTGCGTTTTTGTTGGCGTTTAGTGGCTTTGTTGCGAAAGAAATTTTTTCTCGTTTTACATCTCTTATCATCATCAACTCACGTTCTGATGCTTTTGGATGATAATCATTGATATGCTTCCATGCTGCCTTGGCGCTGAATTTTCTTCCACATAAAGGGCAATAGCATTTATATGATACTTGTTTGCTAGTCATTTCTATCTCGCCGTAATTGATTTCATTGACCTGTAACCAGCAGCATACAGTGCAACTTCAGGCAAACAAACGCTTCCGCCATTCGCATCTGTATTTGATTTACTGATGATGCCGAGTGATATTGCTTTTTCAGAAAGACTTAAACGCTTTCTCGGTTCTTCCTGAACAGCTTCCTCACTGTCTGTGCCGAAGATCGAATCGATGATGTTGCAGATGGAATCACGCTCGATGGCCAGCTTTCTGCGCCGCTCATGACGGCGAGTTTTGGCATTTCCTGCAAATGTTGATTTTCCGTACACGATTACCGTCATGATGTTTTCCTCATGTGAAATGGCTTTGGTGGTGATGCGCCAGATGCTGATCTTCTGGTTGCTGTCGTTGCAGCTGCAATTCACATCACCGCCAAACCCATCTCGTTTGGTATCTGTTTGCGCTTTGTCAGCGCCCCATCGAAGTTAAAGAGCCTGCCAATCTTTTCCGTTTGGCTTCCAGCTTCCTGCTGATGGCTAAATAGTACGATTTGTACTTTATCGAGTCAACACAAAATGTTCCAAATATAATTGGTTTTTTATAACGCTTTGTATTTAATGGGTTTATATTTTGGAAAAAGAAAACCCGACACTAAGGTCGGGTTATTGTTGTGTGCTTTAGCAAGATACGCCGTATATCCCCGCCCGCACTGGGCGAGGGTTTACGGCGTATCTTGCTAACTTCTCTTGAGTTATGCCGAGCTCTTTCATTCTGGATCTAGCCAGTTCATACCATTTCATTTTCATACCCTTATTATTACGCTCTGCACTAAAACCATCCATGCACAAGATGTTTTTTTTGCTTGCATTCTAAAAGTACATGTCGTATTATTGTTTCATGGTTACTATGGAGGGCATATGAGCAACCTACGAAAATATCGAGAGTCACTGAATATCTCTCAAACAACACTTGCTAAGGCAGTTGGATGCACACAGGGAGCTATCGGACATTGGGAATCTGGTCGTCGCTTCCCAGACCTTAAAACATGCCGTGCTCTTGTTGCGTGCCTAAACAAGTTAGGCGCAAAAGTCAGTCTTGATGACGTGTTCCCACCGGAACACAAAACCGCTTAATAAGCGGATCCGCTCTTTATCAATCTGCACCGCCGACAACGCGGTAACTAATTAATCACTCATCGAAAGATGAGTATTAGTGATTATTTACCTATGGAAATAGGTAAGAAATGGAACAAACAAGTTACAGCAAACTATCACAGCGCGACGTTGATCGCGCAGAAACAGATTTACTCATCAACCTGTCAACGCTTACCCAGCGCGGTCTGGCAAAGATGATTGGCTGTCATGAATCGAAGATAAGCAGAACGGACTGGAGATTTATTGCTTCGGTCTTGTGTGCTTTCGGAATGGCATCAGACATCAGTCCGATTAGTAGGGCTTTTAAGTATGCGCTTGATGGACTCACCAATAAAAAACGCCCGGTGTGCAAGACCGAGCGTTCTGATCAAATACAAATGGAATTTTAACAACATCCAACGAGGTAATTATATGCGAAAAACGCAGGAAAATAAACGCGTTAATCACCGAAAAGATGTGCTACGTGACCAGTTTTATCAGGGGGTTAATCCAGCAATAGCTGTGCCACTGAGAGAAATACTTAACAGGTACAAAACTTCGGAGAAGTCAAAATGAGCATGAATCTTATGGCTAAGGCCATGAATATAAAGGTTGGCAACCCACTGAGAAAACTGGTTCTGATTAAACTTGCCGATAACGCCAATGATAATGGCGAATGCTGGCCTTCATATCAACATGTCGCTGACCAGTGTGAGGTGAGCAGATCGACAGTAAAAAGTCACATTAGGGCACTGGAAGAGATGGGGCTTTTGAAAAGGGAATTCAGAAGAAAAGGAGAGCTTAACCAGTCAAACGTTTTTTATCTGACTCTGGATAATGCACAACAAATTCAACCAGAATCAGGTGGGGCAGGAGCTGCCCGGGGTGGGGCAGGAGCTGCCCGGGGTGGGGCAGGAG